ACTAAGAGTCTTCAGCTCCCCGAGAGGAACGGATTCTGTCCTAGCACCCTGAATAACCTTCTCGACGCCGAATGGACCATTCTCCTGAGTGTACCGTTCTACGAATTCCTTAGCATTGTAAGGGTCGAATCCGAAAGATCGAACGTCATACTCATTAGAGATGACCCATGCGTCGAGATCGTCATAGACATCCATCATGTCGAGGACTGTGCCCTCGAGGACGTGGAGGCTGCCTTCCTTGATGAACGTGTCATACTTCATACGCATAGCCGCGGGCAACTTCATCAGAGTCAGAGACGTGATGTAGCTTCGGGTCTTGATTCCGAACTTTACACCGAACTCATTGTTTCGCCGATCGTAGTTTTGCATTGGGAACATGAGGGTGAATGCACAGAAGTCATCGCCTTGAGAAAGGTCAGCGCCCATAGAGCAAGGCATGCCTTGAAATGCCCGAGGGCTGATTACGTTATGGGTTTCAGTTTCCTCATACGTGAAGAAGTAGGTGTAACCCTCCATCGGGAGACCAAAGCGCTTAGCCAAGATGTCGTTTCTGGATGCGGGTGCCATTTCGATTCGATCAACATCGAGCTGATAGGTTTCGTAGGTAACCGTCTTGTCCAGATTAGGCTGAGCCTTGAGCCACATGGCCGGATCAGGAACTTCTTCAACGCTGTCCAGTTTGTAATGCCAGATTGATACGTGAGGGTTCGGGTACTCGCCCTTTAGGATCTTAGCTAGTTCCATTTTGATAGTGTCGCCACTACCGTTACGGACCGTACCCTCAGAACTGATGGCGATGATCAGGTAGTCAGGATTCTTTGACGCACCCTGTTCGATCGCACCAACTACGTCTTCACGAATGTCTCCGGAGAGCCACTCATCGACGGTTGCAACCTTTGGGCGAAGACCCTGGAGCTTATCGATTGACATCGGTCGAACTTCAAGCTTGGAACCCGTGAGAAAGTTCTCAATGCCCTTTTTGGTAGACGCAAGTTTAACACGGTTCGCTCTAGACCCAGTGGTATTCTGGAGTGACCCTTCGGTCAAAAATTTAAAGAGAGGTCCCCGCGCTCGAGTGATCGCAGTTCGAATAGGCGACATAACTTCATCGGCCTGTTTCATTGTAGGCGCTGTTGTGATTTGGTCAGAGGTCGCTGTATCGACATTCAGGAAATATGCCTGAAGGCATGACGCATACATTGACTTGGCTGCACCACGAGCAACGATCAAATACTGCTTCTTGACCAACCGCTTCTTGATAAGTTTATTGACGTACTGTCCACCATGATTATCTGGTGACGGAACGTAAACGCTGCGTGGCTCATAGTAGTACCAGCCAAAGATGGATTCTGCCCATAGCTTGAACGTATCGAGCAAGTGCAGATTTGTACCATCAGTAAGAGTAAGTTCATTCTCGCAGTACTTAATGAACCCGTTGATCCCATCAGGATCGTAATAGAAATTCGGATTGGCGATGAGATCATCGATGCGGTTCATCTCAAGGTTAATCTCTTTACAAACGGGAATTTCACCACGCATCACCGCATCACGAAATTTTCCGTAATACACGGGTGTAGCTGTGTTGGATAAAGTCATCGCCAATCCTCCTTTCTAGTCTTTGTTTTTCTTCGCCGGAGGAAGTCCTCGAGCTGCTCGAACCATGTCGCTGTTAGCCAGCTTGTAGATCTTCTGTGCAGTACCGATGACGCCCAGTAGGTTGTTAACGACCTTATGGCCCTTTTCAAATTTGGCATAGGCGTCTTTTGCCTTTGATCCAGTAGTCCCACCAGAACCACCAGTCAACTGGGTGTACTGAGTTTCCATCTGAATTCGATTGATCCTGGCCCTGAGCTCCGTATCAGAAATACGTTTGATGTGCTTGGGGCTAAGATCGGTAACGCCCTTTGCCGGAGGAGGCTCCCTAGTGGGGTCCTTCTTGAACGGCGTGTGCGTAGGCATGTTGCTTGGGAGAGCAGCTTGCGACTTCTTCTTGCCCCATCGCATCCCAGGAATGCCATAGTGGGCTAGGGTGTGATCTCCGTGATCTTGGACTCTCGCCACCGTACTCCTTCCATGTGTGCATTGAGACGCCAAGCATACTCTTCAGCAGTCTTGTTCATGGCCTCAAGGACGAATGATGTTGCGGGGGGATCGAAAATAAGACGAACCTTCAGAGCCACGAATGACTTGACGGCATGAATCATCTCTACTCCCATAAACTCCGACCACAGTGCAGTATTGTCGACGATCATGAACCCATTGGTAGGGCCGACGCCAAGTTGCTGGAGAGTGAAGAAGGTGGAGTTAATATGCATGATGATCTCGGGATCGAAAGCATCATAGTCAGTGTCGAGCCCTAGGGCTTTCTTAGTGGAATCCAGAATGCTATCGTTCAGCTCAGCCATAACCCCCACCTAGTACTTCAAACAAAGCATATGAAATATTGAAGAGGGCAATTAGCAGGGCCATTAGGTACACGAGGACGATTCCAAGAACCACACTCATGACTGACAGCAACAGAACAGCCAAAAGAAAATGCTTTGCTATTAGGTCCTGAAACATCACTTAGCCCGACGATTGATCTCGTTCTGGACTGCCTGGTAGTTTGCACCTAGGCGCTTCTGTCGATCAGCACCATTCCCGTACTCTCCACGAAGAACTGCATCAGCAAGCTGAGCAATAGAAGGAGCCTTGGGGGCAAGTTTGGACCGCCGATTGATCTCATTTTGAACAGCCTGGAAGTTTGCACCAAGACGCTTCTGACGATCGGCACCATTACCATACGCACCGCGGAGAACAGCATCCGCCAGCTGTGAGATGTTGACTCCTGTAGGAGCGACACCGCCACCGCCAAGACGCTTGTTGATCTCAGCCTGAACGGCAGCATACTTGTCGCCAAGCTTTGCTTTGCGTTCTTCTCCCGAACCATACACGCCGTTGATGGTTTCATCAGCGAGCTGTGCAATAGATTTGGGTGCGGAAGCAACCGTGCCAACGCCGGAACGACGATTGACCTCAGCCTGAACGGCGTCGTAGTTGGTTCCGAGAGACTTCTTTCGGACATCACCAGAACCGTGAAGACCGGCGAGAACTTCATCAGCAAGCTGCCAGACAGATTTACCAGCAACCGGAGGCGTTGCCTGAACGGCGACGGTACCCTTGCTGAGGAGAGCCTGAGCAGTTGACCGGATCTGGCTCATACGAGACCAAATGTAACCTCCGGGGCAAGCAGTCTGGTGCCACTGGCGGTGACCCTGATAGTTGCCTTCGGCGATTGCGCCCCAGCCATAGCGACGGGCTACATCTGCAAGAAGCTTGATGCAGGAGTTGAGAGCCGCATCAGAAATCTTCCAGGACTGAGGATCATCGTCGTTTCCGTTTACCTGACCGGAAACATTCTGAACTTCGATTGTGATTGCTCCGCCATCTGCTTCAAAGCTTGACGAAGTCCACGGACGAAACTCTTCAGGGACCTGCCCCAGAATTTCTCCGGTGGTGAGAACGATGTAAGTTGCCGAAGCTGGAGCGTCGACACTTGTGAGTCGAGTGAGACCCGCCAAATTTGTTGCGGCGTGGTGGTGCTGAATCATTCGAACAATCGGGCTACCGTTACGAGAAGAGTACTTACCGTTGTGTGGAACAGTTCTTGAAATTAGAGCTGAAAATGTCATGTTACACTCCTTGCTTGAAGATTTACCAAAGCCGAGTATCTCCCGGACGACGCTCGACTAAAGGCTTGACCAATAGGGAANCGTCTCCATAATGGATGGCATTATGGGTTGCGTGACAGGTTGTGATCAGATACTCAGGGTTCAGAATATCCGGATCGCCATGCTCAATGTGCTCAGGGGTCATAGGATTCATGTGATGTATGATGATTCGGTCAAAAATCTCATAACCTGTGGAACCCAGATCCAACCCGAGATCTCGAGTAATGACCTGGTTTCGAACTTGTCGCCATTGAGTTGAAGTGTAGAAGCGCTGGTTTAGATAGCGCTCGAATCCGAAGGTTGCTTGCCCAACTGAACCTTTGAGTTGAAGGTAGTCATACCGTTCCTCAAAAGTGTCGAGTCGTCTTAGCTCAGAATAAGTCTTAAGCTTCATCGTCTTCTTCTCCAAGGTCTTCTCCGGAATAAGCACGCATAGCCTTGATAGCACCTTCGTACAATTCTTCGACACGAGCAGCGGATGCCATGCCTTCAACCTTTGCACGCAAGAGAGCATTTTCTTCCTCGAGCTTCTTTCGCTCAAGTCTCTCTCTTGGAGTACCAATCTTCAGGTAGTGTGTGATTACCTGGGCGGACGCAGTCCCGTTGAGCATTTGTTCTTCAGCCAAGTCAAAAGCAATTGCGACGAGTTGTCGTTCTCGAGCTTCTGGCGTTTTAGCAGGTGGCCGTTTTCGTGGGTTAGGCTCAGCGGAATTTCTCGCGGGCGCCATGGGTAATCACCTCCATGTGTTGGTTGTTGGAAAGTGTCTGTGGGATCTCCATGAAGGAGCACTGAGTCTCTACCACCGAAGTGGCTCTTGAAAGGAGATGGGCGGATGAGACCCAGTTGTTTTGAGAATCAGTGCTCCGTCGTGGAGATCCCACAGACTTGCAGGCTCTTTGTCCAGACCCTACTGTAATAGGCGGCACTTCGGAGCTAGTTTGGGTGACTTTAGGGACAAAGAAA